ATAGAACAACAAATACTTGAACATAAGGGAGGAATAGAAAGCAAACTTATTGAATGGAAGCCAGTAGAAAAGAAACAGTAGAATGTAATATACAATTCTATCAAACCGTAAAATCTGATAAAAGAATAATTGTACATCAAGGAGGTTCTCGTAGTGGAAAGACATACGCTATTTGTCAATATCTTATCTACTTACTTACTACTAGAGAAAAAAGATTAATTATTACGATAGCTAGAAAAACATTACCTGCACTTAAAGGATCAGTATATAGAGACTTTATGGAAATTGCTGACAAGGTTGGTATAACATACTTTGCAGAAATTAATAAAGCAGAGATGACATTTAAGTATAAGAATCATCTTG